ATGAGATGCCTGGAATCAAGAATGAATTCCTAACTACCATCACTTCAAATGGTTTTCAACTGTTCGCATCTTTGAATCATGAACTATTCTTGTACCTGTTTGAAAAACCTTACAATCAAGATTAATTTTTTTCAATACTAAGGCTATAATATACTGAGATATGAATAACGAGATTGTACAACTATACGATACTTTTGAAGATGATTACCTTACAATATCTAAAAAGTATTTACAGATTAGCGAGATAGAGATTGACAATACATTGATGAATCATTCTGCTATTTATGCTTACTTCGCAGGACTTCTATCATACGCTAAGCAAGTTAGGGATGAGCTGTCTATCGAGTTAGATAAGCAAGAGTCTATCACCATGAAGAAGAGAAGCGCTGAACTAGCAACGACAGGTAAGAAGGTTGCACAGACCGCACTCAACTCTTATGTTCTTTCAGTCCCTGAGATTGTAGAACTTAAAAACAAACTAGCAAAGGCTGATAGTAAATATACATTAGCCAAGAGCCTAGTCAACGCACTTGACCATCAGAAAGATTGTCTTGTGCAAATATCTGCTAATAAAAGAGCAGAAGCAAAACTATTTTCAACTAATTAACAACTAATAAAACTATGGTAAACATCGAAGAACTACGTAAAAAATATAATCAAATCAATAAGACTCCAGAATCTGGTGGAGCAGACTTTCTAAAGAAATTCCTAATGATGGAAGAAGGAACTACTCAGGTTCGTGTACTTCCTGATAAAAATCCTGATAATAATTTCTATGCCGAGACAGGTATTCACAGGATAAATGATAAGAATTATCACTGTCCAAAAGTTCAAGGCAAGGAATGTCCTATGTGTGATTTAAGTTTCAAACTTTGGAACACTAAGGATGAAGGTAACATGGCTATTGCACGTCAGATTAAAGCACGTAAACGCTTTTATCTAAATGCAGTTGAACGTGAGACAGGAGATGTTAAAATCCTATCAGTAGGGATTAAGCTATTTAGTAAAATTCTAGATTGCTTTTTTGATGAAGATTATGGTGATATTACCGACCTTAAAACTGGTAATGATTTCAAAATCGTAAAAGATAAATCAGGAGAATGGCCGAACTATGACAAGTCATCTCCGAAGCCTACCAAGTCTCCTGCAGGCTCGGATGCCGAGATAGCGAGATGGATGGATGAACTTCATGACATTCAAGGCTTGGTAAAGGTAGCATCTTACGAGGAGCTTAAAGAATTGTGTATGCAAATCACAGGAGAAGACATCGTACAACAGACTAAAGCAGCTGCAGACGTAGTGACAGAGTCTAGTGACGATGGGGATGATTACCTTACACACTTGAAGGGGCTCAATTAGTAACACTTATTGTGGGGAGGCACCCTTAACTGGGTGTCTCTTTTTTATAATATGAAAGATAAATTAAAAATATTAGTAGTGGCTGCAAACGAAGGAGGTTGCAGTTACTATCGTGCGTTAATGCCTATGGCTAAACTACAACAGCACTGTCCTGATGATGTAGATATTAGATTCAATCAAAACCCTTTGAATTGGAATACATCTACAAACAAAGAAACAGGAGATGAGTTTGAAGATTTAAAATGGGCTGACATAGTAATGACTCAAAACATCTCTAACTTTGGTCCTCAGTTTATGGTTAGATTGTATCAGATAGCTAAAGACGAGGGTTGTTTTATTCATTACGATACTGATGATTTATTAACTAATCTTTATAAAGGTCATAGACTTTATGATGTGTATAAAGAGAGAAAGTTAGATGAACTGACCAAAGTTTTATATCATAACGCAGATTTAGTAACTGTTACTCAGACTAAGTTTGCTCATCGCATTGCACCTTTTGTAAAAGGAACTCTAGCTGTAGTAAAGAATGCTATTGATTATGATTTACCTTGTTGGAATCTACCTAGACAATATAGAACCAAACAAAAACAACCGTGCAATATTGGATGGGTTGGGGGTATACACCACGAGCAAGATGTAAAACAAATTCCAGGTTTAGGACTTACCTTAAATGCTAAAGTAGGACCTGAGAAAATACGTTGGAGTTTCTTTGGAAGACCTCCGGTTACGGAAGATACAGACCCGAATGATTGGCAGCAGAGTGTATGGGATGAATATCAAAGGATACTTACAGGAGCTTCTAAGCATAAAAATTATCGCATTTATAATGCAATGTCTTCAGATAGGTACGGAGCATTTTATAAAGATATGGATGTAGCAATAGCACCTCTTGAATGGAATGAGTTTAATGATTCTAAATCAGAGATTAAACTAATGGAAGCAGGGAGGTATGGTATACCTTTAGTTGCTACAGACTGCGGTTGTTATGATGAGGTAATAGAAAACGGATATACAGGTTATTTAATATCTAAGGAAAATAAAATATCAGATTGGGTAAGAGCTATTTCTAAAATAATAAAAGACCCTAAACATGCTAGAGAAATGGGTAGAAACCTAAAACAGATAACTGATGAAAGGTTCAACATTAATAACGTTGTTCAATATAGATTAGATTTATATCGCGAAACTTTTAAACATGACGAAAATTAAAATTATATCAGGGTGGTCAAATCCAGGAGGTTCTACTACCTCTTTTATAAATTTATGTAACTACATGAATGCTAATGGTATGGATTGTACTTTCTACGGACCTCATGATTATCATTTAGATAAATGTAAGTCAGGTCATATAGCAGAAGCTCAAGTAAATCAAGAAGGTGAGATACTGCTTATACATTTTTTAAAATTCCCTCAAAGACCTGAAGCGTCAAAGAAAGTTATATTAGCATGTCATGAGAAGGAGGTATACAAAGTAAAAGACGTTAAACCTTTTTGGGATGATGTAGTTTATGTATCTAACTCTCAGATGTTTTGGCAAGGGGTTCCTGGAAAGGTAATACCTAATATTATTACAGACTTAACTATGACAGAAAAACATCCGGGAAAGAAAGCAGCAGTTATCGGAAGTATAGATAGAAATAAAAATACTCACGTATCTATTCAAAGAGCATTAGACGATGGGTTTAAAAAAGTTTTACTATATGGAATGGTTACAGACCAAGATTACTTTAAAGAGCATGTTGAAAGTTTCGTTGGTTATGGACAAGCTATCATAAAGGGTTACAACCCCGACACTCAGGAGATGTATGACAGTATTACAGATGTATATCACAGCTCTTTAAGTGAAACTTTTAATTTAATTAAAGCTGAGTGCGCAGCTACAGGGACACATTATCACGGATTAGATTCTGCTGAATCAGGAGCAGAATACTTAGAACCTCAAGAAATATTATTACAATGGAAGAACCTACTAGAGATATAACAGTAATACTTAATCTATACCGTCGAGAAGAATATCTTGAAGAGCAGATTAAAGCGATTAGAAATCAAAACATTAAACCAAAAGAGATTTGGCTTTGGATTAATGCACATGAAGATAACAAAGACTTTGATGCTAGTAAGTATGATATAGATAAAGTATTTAGAAACGACCACAATTGGAAATATTATGGAAGGTTTGCAGCAGCTTTATTAGCTGATACAAAATATATCGCCATGTTCGATGATGATAC